CCAGCTCGGCGAACACCTTCGGCCCGTTGACGAGTGTGCAGCCCGCGACGGGCGTGCCGTTGACATACAGCGTCTGGCCGGTGCACCAGAGCAGCCCGCAGCTGCCGGCGAACAGCCCGTTCGGGTTCCCGCCGGCGGTCGGATAGGTCAGCGTGCGGCCTGGCCGCGTGGAAAACAGCGGCGCGTCGGCCGCCGAGCCGTTTGTCATTTCGTAGATGCCGCCCTCCGGGCAGCCCGGCCGGTGGTCATAGCCGCAAAAGTCGGTCTGCACGCGCCGCGTCACGGCCATGGCGCGGGGGAATGTGGGTAGATGCATTGCCTGCCTCCTTACTGGTTCGTGGTCTGGCCGCTGCGCAGCTCGGCGCGCAGCCGTTCGAGCGCGGCGGGGTTGAAGTTTTCGCGGCTGAGATTCGTCAGCGTGTACTGCAGCGCCTCCAGCAGCCGGATGATCGTCTCCTCCAGCGCCGTGACGCGTGCCTCCAGCCCCTCGCCGCCGGTAGGCTCCGGCAGCGGGAAGTTCAGCGGGGAAAAATCCGTCATGCCGCGCCGCCTCCGTCCCCGTCTCCGCCGCCGCGGTCGGAAATGCCGGCGCGCAGGGCGGCAATCGCCCGCATGAGAAACTGCGGCATCGGCGCGCCGAGCGCGCCCGCGTTTTCGGCGATGCTGCCCAGCTCCGTCAGCAGATACCACGCCGTCACGAGCGGGCACAGCAGCACGTCGTAGTCGATGCCCAGCCCCGGCACGCTGCCGAGCAGCACGCGCAGGGCGAAGTCCAGCAGCGCCGCCACGAGCACGCCCGCCACGGCCCCGGCCTTGTGCCACAGGCCCTCGCGGGCGACGCGGCTGCTCCATGTCCCGGCGCGCAGGGCGGCGGCGCTGCCGGTGGCATAGTCGAGCAGCATGGCCAGAAACCATGCCGCTGCCAGCCAGCCTGTCCAGCCCCAGAAGGCTGTCAGCGCTGCGGCCGCCGTGCAGACGGCCGCTTTGATCGTTGTGAGTCGGTCCATTTATGTCTCCTTTGCCTGGTCGATCATCCGCTGGCACACGAGCATCGTGCGCAGCATATCCGGCGACAGGTCGAGCCTGCCGTCGGTGTCTCCTTTGAGTGCGCCGCGGTCAACGAGCCGCTGCGCCTCTTCCTGCGCCCATGCGGGCATCTCGGCTACGGTGTTGTAGCGTGTCATGTCTGTTTCCTCCTTCTGCGTGCCGGCTATCGCCTCGGCGACGTCGGCGCGAAATCCGTCCATGGTGAAGCCCATGCCGTACTGCCGCCACAGATATTCCGGGTCTGCGTGGTTGCTGGCCACGCCGCGCCGGTGTCCCTCCGCGTGGCCGATAATGACGCCGTCGGCCAGCGGGTCCAGCCCGTAAACCCCGCACAGCCGCGCAAACAGCGCCACGGCCGTGCGGTACGTGCCCGTGATCTGCGCGGCCGCCTCGGCGTAGACCGTGCCTGCGCCCGGCTCCGTCATTTCCACGCCGATGTGCGTGTTGTTGGCGCTGCCCCCGCAGTGCCAGCCGCGCATCTCCCACGGCAGCGTCTGGTACACCGTGCCGTCCGCCTGCGCAAATGCGTGCACGCAGACCGACTGGCCGCCCGGCTGGTACTGGTCAAAGTACCGCGCCAGCACGGCCGCGCTCGGCTGCGGTGTGCCGATGCTGTGCAGCATCAGCCCCCGCGGGACCAGCGGGGCCGCCGCCTGATAGCATTTGTTGTTGGTCACGATTGCATCCACAATATCCATCCTGCGCCTCCTTACAGTGCCGTCGAGCAGGTGGCGCGCAGCATATCCGCCGGCACCACGCTGGCCATAGTGATCGGAGTTTCCGACGTCGATACCAGAAACTGCAGCCGCACGGCGTCGCACTGCTGATAGTTGGCATACTTGCTCATGTCCAGGGCCCAGTTCCTGGCGCTCGTGTCACTTGACAGCGCCAGATTGTTGGTGTACTGAACGGTCTGTACCGCGCCGTTTTTCAGGAACGCGAGCTTGTAAAAAACCGCATCGTCCGGGCTGATCTCTCCGCCGTAGCCGGCTATGTGCGCGCCGATGACCTTGATGTACCGGTATTTCTTCATGTTCACCGGGACCTGAACGGTGATGTAGTTTCCGCTGCCGTCCACGATACTCGTTCCGCTGAACTTTTTATTCAGCGCGACCCCGTCCGTTCTGTACAGCTCGATGTCCGCATAGACCGTCGCCGCAGCCACGGCGGTGATCACCACGTCGCCGGTCACGTTGGGGATGGTGATCACGCCGTTCGCGTAGCAGCTGGAGATATCCACGCCGCCCATCGTGACGGTCACGGACTGGATGGTATAGTCCTCGTCCGCCGTCAGCGTCGCCGTGTACGTGGCCTGATCCTCCACCGCCGCTGCGGCATTGCTGGTGGTCACGTGCGTAAGTGCATATGTAACCGCGTGTGTTCCGCCCAGCAGCGCTCCCGGCGAGCCGGTGGACATGGCCGCGCGGAAGGCGTTGATTTTGCTGACCGGCACGCCGCACGACGTGGCGAAATTCACAGCCCTGTCCCGGAACGTGTCGCCCGCGTGCTGGTCGATCTGCGCGATCAGGTTCTTCCAGTCCGTTTCGTTGCGCCGACGGGCGTGGGCGTCCGTGTCCGTGCCGGTCGAAAAGCACGTCAGCTCGTAGTCCTTGTCGATGTCACTCCGGCTCATGCCCAGCAGCGCCTCGAGCAGACAGGCCACGGTGCCCGTGCGGTCAGCCCCGGCCGAGCAGTGGAAGTATACCGGCTCGTTGTGCGTGACCGCCTCGATCACATACAGCAGGATCTCCTTCCAGGTGGCCTTATCGGTCAGGCTGTACCATACGAAGTTCGTCGGGCAGTAAAACCGGATGTCGCTGCCCAGCGGGGACGCCGTGCGGTTGGCCTCTTCCGCGCCGCGCAGATTCAGCTCATGGCGCACGCCACACGCACCGACGAGCACGTCTCTATCGGCGGCTGTGATCTCGCCGCCGCGAAAGAGCAACCCGTATCGGACCGTGCCGCCGTCGCACGCCCAGCCGCCGAGGTCGCGCACGTTGGCCGCCTGCGGCGTGTTAAGCCAGCGCAGCGCGTCCAGTGGCTTGAGCGTGCCCGCAGCGCGGCCGGAGGCAAACGGCGTCAGAACATTCGGGCGCTCGTTGCAGTACGTCGTGCCGCCTCTGGTCACGCCGACCGGCTTGCAGTTGGCCGCCACCGCCGTGCCGGGCGCGTACTCCGCGATGTGCGACACGCTGTCGTCGTCCGCGTCGTAGGTAACGGCGGCGAGATAATTGCGCACCGCCTCCGGGCACTGGTGCCACGCCACCGCCTCCGCGCCCGTGATGGCCTGCACGGCGGCGGCCATTTCGCCGATTTTATAGGTGGCACCGCTGCCGTTTTTCGCGCGGATGGCGCCCGCGATGGCCTGCACGGCCGCTTCTTCGTAGAGCTTCTTTGCCATCAGTAGGCCACCTCGCTTCCGTCGGCGATCGTGACGGTTTTCGCCGCACTGCCGTCGTAGGTGACGGTCGTGCCGCCGATTTTGATGGTCAGCGCGTTCGGGTTTTTCAGGGCTGCGGGCTTGCCGGTCAGATCCGCATAGCGGCCGCTGAAGCTGGACTTGCCGTCCCATGCGGCGGTCTTTGCGGCCGTGATGCCGTCAAGCACGCGCTTGTTCGCGTGTGAGTGACGGGCGGCGGTGTTGGCGGCGATCTGCACTGCGGCGCCGGGCACGGAAGCCGCGGCGCCGTTCGTGCGCTGGTACCACTTGGCGTATTCGTCGAGTGCCGCGTTAAAGAGCGACATGCTGTCGGCGTAGTGCGACGTCTCGTGCGCGGCGTAGTCGCACATGGCGATGACGTAGTACACGTACAGCCGGTCAAACGGCGCGGGCACGAGCAGCACGGTGCTGCGGTCGGAGTTCGCGTCGTAGGTCACACATTCTCCCGGCGCGATGCCGAGGATGCGCGTCTGGATCATGCTCTCACATTCGTTGAGCCACAGCAGCTTTGCCGCGTCGTCCCATGCGTTGGGGCAGATCGTGTCGATGCGCTTGAGCGCCTGCTGAAGCGTCGCCATGCTCAGAGCCCCAGCGCGCCGCTCTCGGCGGCAAAGCGGGCGGTCTCGCGCTCGATGAGCGCGCCGGTGCGCGCATCCTGCGCCTCGCCCTGCGCGAGCACGAGCGCGAAGCGGCGCGGGATGGTCACGTCCTCGCCGCGCGGGATGCGCACGGTCTCACCGTTGACGGTCACGACCTTGTCCTCCTTGTAGCTGCCGTTGTCGCGGAACAGACGCACGGTCACGGGTTCGCTCAGCCAGGCCTCAGCGGCGGCGCGGTCGGTCTTTTTTCTGGTTGCCATAGTATATTCCTCCTTGTGTGCATGGGTGCCTCCCGCCGCGCGGGCGGGAGGCACGGGGTGGATTTCTTACTCGGTGTAGGTGCTGCAGGTCTCGATGCGGCGGATGGCGCTGTCGTCGAGACGCACGGCGACCTTCGTGGCCTTCCAGCCGACGCTGGCGCGCTGGTTGAGCGGGTCGCCCGTACCGGCGGAGCCGAGCTGCTTGACGATGTGCTCGAGGCCGCCGCCGGTGATCTCGGTCGTGCCGTAGCCATCGGCACCGAGCACGAGCGTGACGTACACGTCGCGGCCCTGCGCGCCGGCCTCACCGGGGTAGATGATGGCGTTGTCCTCGGCCGTGACGGCGGCGTCCACGGTCATGGAGCTCGCGGTGTTGGCCGTGACGGTCACGCACGCATTGCCGACGAGCACCTGACGGCCGACGAGCGCACCGGCCTGGACCGTGCCGCCATCGAACGAGAAGGTGGTCTTGCCGCTCACTGCGCCGTTCGTGAGCAGGGTGCGGCTGTCGCTGGCAAGATCGGCTGCGTGGAAGATCTTTGCCTCCGTGCTCTCGACGAAGCGGCAGCCCTCGATCTTGCCGATCTCGCCCTCGTACATGTGCTCGGTGTCCACGTACTGGTGGGGCGCGAGCCACTTCGGGTCGTTCATGAGGTCATAGGCCACGTCGGGGTGGATGATGACCGGGAACGCGCCGTCGATGCGGCGGCAGTTGGCGTTTTTGAGCGCGCGCACGGCGCGGCGGATGCAGTCGACGGTCAGGTAGTTGTTGTCGGCCGCGCTGGCGTTGCCGCCCTGCAGCAGGTAGCGCGCGGACACGGACTCGTCGGCGTACTGCACGTTGTCGCCGCCGACGAGCACCTCGCGCGTGATCGTGTCGAGCGTGCGGCCGGCCTGCGCGCCGAGCAGCTTCGTGGCCATGGTGAGGTTGTTGTCGATGGCGGTCAGCAGCAGCAGGTCACTCATCTGGATGTAGCCGCCATACTGGCGCACGGCCGCCTCGACGGTGGTCATGCTCAGGCTCTGGCCGTCGGGGGTCACGCCCTCGGTCAGGGCGGTCAGCGCCTTGCCGAGCGGGGCGAAGCGGCGGAACTGGATCGTCTTGCCGCCGTTTGCGGGGATGGGGTGCTTCTGCGCGAACTGGTCGTGCACGAGCTCGGGCTCGGCCGCGTCGATGAGGTAGTCCGAGTAGAACGTTTTCATCTCCTCGGTCAGGCTCTGCTGGGTGGTCACCTGCGTGTTTGCGT